GAGTATAGAAGAAATTATTCTTGTCTTAAATTTTTTGAAACTTGGCGACATCAGGATCTAAAAACCAGATTTTCCCATTTCGTTTTTCTCTTTGAAAATGCCGCAATAAAAACTCTTCGAAATAACAAACTCCTACATCAACAAGAGGTTTTATATTATCTTTTGTAAAAACGTCTCCTATTCTCTCCGCCTCTTCCTTTGATACACTTGCGACTATAATTTTATTTATTGAAGCAATATTTTTTGCTTTGGTTGCTTGTTCGCATCTAGCACCAGTTGTCCTTTTCATCAGCGTATCTTTTACTTTGAATACATATGACTTGTCGTAATCAATAAATCCTAGAAATTGACTATATTTACTCGGGTCATATGCATATTTACGTCGAATTGCTTGTGATAAATCCCTCTCATCTTCTGCTTCTCCTTCTCTCCATACAAAAGTTTTTGCAATTTGTTTTGTTGTTGATTTTGTCGAGGTTGAGATTGACGTTTCCAGCAAATATAATTTTCTTTTATTGTTTGCATGATGGAATAATATAATTCCTGTTATACCATTATCTCTCAGCGTTTTGTTTTCAAAATATTTTTTTGCAATAATCATGAATGGATGAATTGATTCATTTGAATCTGTATTAGTATTGGTGTTTGTAATAAAATGCAATAATCTAAGTTTATCTTCAAATTGGAGAAATTCAATAATATGTTCTGCCAAATAAATTTGCATTTGAGGAACCGAAATGTTTATGTTGAGAGAAGGATTCGTGTCTTTTATTCTCTCCAACTTCTCCATGGCAAATCCACAATGTTTATACCACTCTTCTTGTCCTCTCGGAAGATTTGTAACTTTCATAAATTTGAAAGCCAAATCAAATTCATTGATACAACCGTTTATTAATTCCATTGTTTTTCTATCTTCTTTATAAATTCCTTGTTCTTCTTTTCCCTCTTCTTCTATTTCTCTCTCTTCTTCTTTTCTTTCTTCTTCTATTTCTCTCTCTTCTTCTTTTCTTTCTTCTTCTTTTCTTTCTTCCTCTATTTCTCTCTCTTGTTCCGTTATTTTCTTTTGACTTTGAGCTTTTGTTTTTTCTTTTGCTTTTTCAGCGTCAGCAGCAATAAATGATTTTTTAAGGTCAAACTCTATCATACTATGTTTATAATCAATCGGCACACTTCTATCATAGAGAGAAACAGAAGAATAATTCAACTCGCTCGGCTGAAATAAATAATACTCTCCTATATTCACCAAGTGCCCGGTTCTTCCATATCTATCTATCAATACTTCGTTACTATCTTCTAATATATGAGTAAGTGCAGAATATATTTGCACCAATGGATACGGCTTGGGAATATTAATCATTGTAATCAACTCCTTCTTTTTATAAAAATATCTTTCTTTCATCAAATTTCGTATTTTCTGTAATATCTTGTCAGAATTCATAATAATAAATGCCTCAGTATATGTTTCATTATTCATGTTATCCTGAGTAATTTCTTCATTTAATCCTGGTCTACATTTGAAATCACATGAACTCATATAATCACATGTAGCACTATATGGAATGTCTCCTAATTTAAAATCATTTAATACTCTTCCATCTGACAATACTTGCTGCACGACCATATTCATATTTGTCATGGTAAAATTGGTTTGTTCCTGATTTAATATACAGTCCACCGCGGTTTCCTTCAACACACGACTCACTCTCCCCATTTGAACTGCCTTGTATTCGGCTACACGATATACATACAAATCTGCGGCCTCTTCTTTATTTTCTTCTAAATACGTTGCATGCAAATAAATACTTACATTTCGCTTTTCATAGGGGAGTTCACGATGACTCAAATTACGTACACCACGACCAATAATTTGTTCTATACGATTCATATTGTACCACGGTTCTAGTATATGTATTTCACGAATAAACTTGAAATCGACGCCTTCTGATCCTGCGCGAGATATTAATATGACTTTTATCCTATGACCTTCTGCATTGTTATCACTTGTCAGGGCTTTTACTTCATCTTCATTATTCGGCGAGAGACGAGGATCACCTGTAATCATTGCATAACATGCAGGTAATCCAGTTTTTCCTTCTCTCGGTTTCATTGTTTTGGAGTCTAATACATTTTTTTGTGGAGGAGTCTTGAAGAGAGAACGTGCGCCAGATACTGAACTGCGTTGTAGTCCCATTTCCTCCAATGCCAACGCAACCGGAACTAATCCTGCATCAATGTATTCAGAATAAATTAAAATGATTCCTTCTGATTGTAAGACACATTCACATATTCTGGCAATTTTACTACTGTATTTTCCAATTTCTTCACGAGAGAATATTCGTCCATACTTGTCTGATTTATATTCAAATGAACCTTTTTCAGGCGGCGAAGATTTATCTACAAAATCCATTATTCTTGATAATCCCTTCTTTCCAGTTAACGAATGAATATCAATATTTCTTCGCGCACTTCTAGAATTACTACTACTATTTGTCGATGCGCCTCCTTTGCTTGTTACAGATTCTTCACTTGAATTTGCAGTAGTAATAAAAATATTTGCATTATTAGATTGGCTTTGACTTTGATTTGACTTTTCACTCGGTGTTCCAACCATTGTAGATGCCAAGTTTTTAATTGAAGAACCAGATTTCTTTTCTGTTGTAGCTTCAACCAATGTTGTAGGCACGCTTCTTGAACTAGGTTTTATAGATGTATTATCTATAACAATATCTTCCAATGTTTGATTTGTATTTGTGTTTACGTTTATGTTTGTATTATATGCAACACTCGGTATGGATGCTTCACTAGAACTTTCTTTTGTTATCTCCAATTCCAACTGTTTACTTTTATCATCTTCTTCATCTAGGATAGGTTCAGCGGTTGCTTGTGATAATGTAGTTGTCGATGAAGGTGTAGTTGTCGATGAAGGTGTAGTTGTTGATGAAGGTGTAGTTGTCGATGAAGGTGTAGTTGTTGATGAAGGTGTAGTTGTTGATGAAGGTGTAGTTGTTGATGAAGGTGTAGTTGTAGATGAAGATGTAGATGTTGATGTTGATGTTGATGATAGAATTTCAAATGGCGAATCAATTTCTTGTTTTGATTTCACTTCTTCTCCTTCTGGTGGGAGAGAAGCCAATAAATCTTTGGATAATTGGAATTTCTTCATTTTTTTGGTGCATCGTTTCAATTGATTTTTTAATTCTTCGTTTTCTTTTTTCAATGAATCTATTTCTATTAAAATCTCTTCTTCATCTTCATCTTCATCTTCAAAAATTATTTCTTCTTCTTTTTGTTCTATTTCTTTTTCTTCTTCTTCTTTTATTCCCATATCTATGAATGACGGTTCGGTCAATCCAGATGCAACAAGAGTCTCTCTTTCTTCTTCTTCTAGACTTGATGTAGAACTGGAACTGGAATAATCTTCAATAGATATTCCCTCTGCTATTTCTTCCAACCCATCCATAGGATAACTGATAATGAGAGATTCCAAGGGTCGACGGAGTAAATTATATCCAAATGATTCCATATTTTCAAAATCAGGCATCTCTGTTTCCACTCCTCCTGCACTCGTTTTTGTTATTTTTTGTTTTCTCAAATAATCTATCACTAATTTGTATACCATAGACTGATAGGAACCAACATTAGTAATGTATATTTGTGATTTTAATATATTAATCGCATCAGTCTTTTCTATTCTTTTCCCATTCATTTGAAATCGAGGATAAACTCTTCTCTCCAACGTATTCTCCGGAGAGAAAATACTAGGAAAAACGCGATATGGAAATGTATATGGATTCTCTCCACGGACATAACTAACATATCCCGTTGCTTTTCGAATCAATAATTCCTCACCACCCTTTTTGAAATTCCCATTCTTATCAAAAACATTGCGTATATCTATCAAACCTCTTCTGTCATTTGCATTCATCAAATTGATAAGCCATATAATTTCTTTGTATGTATTATACATTGGTGTAGCAGACAACAATAACAATTTCAAATTTTCAGCCGATTTCACCAATTTCATCAAATAAATCGCAACTTTTTTATTTTCGTTGTCTTCTGAAATACGAATATTGTGAATTTCATCAATAACAATAAGACGGTTGTTAAATTCCGCACGTAAATTTCGAATGGCTATTCGATTTATGGTAGCCTCTGTCATTCTCTCTCTCTCTCTTTCCAATTCTTTTACATTGGAAGTTTTTACAATATAATTGGCGAAACTGTCATATCCCAAAAACAAATAAGAATTGTGTATAAGTGATTTTACCTGTTGAATCACCTTTTCTTTTGGCATATTTCTCATATTCATTGGATTGATTTCCTTTAATAATTTGTTGGAGGTACATGCACGAATATTCCAAAGTCCGTCCACTAATTTTAGCTTTCTCTCGTCAAACAGTTGTGTCTTGAAGTTTTCTTGGACGTTGGGCGATGCAACTATAATAATTCTTTTTTGGATACCGACTTGTTTCAAATAAGTTCGCATCTCCTCACACACTCCAATTGCAGCGCAAGTCTTGCCGCTACCTAATTGATGATACAGTAATAAGCTATTATAGGGTGTTTGGAAAGAGAGAAAATTCCGTACAAATAATTGATGAGGAGATAACTCGAATTCGGCGTTACTTAATATTTCTGCTTGTTTTTTAACGTCCTCGTGAATTTTACCGTCGTATTGAGTATCGTTGAATTCTTTCTTTTGAGCTATTTTTATAATAAAATTTGGGTCATTCAAGGTAGGATAGAGAGAAGCATTTTCGTTAGGCTGTTCTTTTAATTCTTCGTGTTCTAATAATTCCTTTTTTAATAAAAACTTGTTGCATTCTTTTGTATATGTATTTTCGGGAAGTCTGCATTTATTCATATCTTCTATTTTTGTTTGGTTTTGCATTTGCAATGTAGTCGGATTCAATGTGCGTTCAGTTTCAATAATAGCAGGTGTTTTAGGGTCTAGCACAATACCAACATTATTATTTGTTGAAGGGACAAGAGAAGAAACAGGAGCATAACCAGAAGACGAAGGTGTGGATGATTCAAAAACAATGTTTTCCATAAAATATAACTACTTATACTATTATTATATTTTTATAATAATTTATTTGCAATAATTTATTATAATAAAATAAGTTGCTGCCCCACCTTCGGTGAGACTTGTTGGGTCCCATGGGGGGGGGGGGGGGCAACACCATTAATAAATATCATATTCTCGTAAAATATAATCGACTGTTTCAATAAGCCTTTTTTTCTCTAAATTATAAGGTCGTATACATGAAATACATTCTTGGACGGTTTTCCACTCCAATTTACTCACTTCTGTTTTTTGATAATTTTTCATATCTACATCTACATCATCATCACTATTTATCATTGCCAAAAAATATTTATGTTTATACGACTTATGATTGGAACCAATAAATATTTCTTCCAATGGAAAAATATTTTCAATAATGGATATATCGTATCTTGAATATCCTGTTTCTTCTTCGAATTCTCGTAAAGCACAGTCTAAATCTTTTTCCATTTGATTACGTCTACCCTTTGGAAATTCCCACTCTGTTTCCACCCATGATGTATTACTCATATTGATAACATCTTCCAATTTTATTAATTTAGAAGAATATGAAAAGGAATGATCGCATATATCTTCTACAACAATACCACTCATAATCGTATTAAATTTTTTTAATGACATGTATTCTTCTGATTTATATTGGTTTATATTTATGTTTCCCCACATATTTTTCCATAAAACATCAAATGACGTATTTAATAGTTTTAATTTTTCAGGAATAGACATTTCATTGACGCAATTTTGAATTTGTTCTATATTATAGGGAATATATTTACCACGTATAAAATCAATGTATCCAAAACTATCTTTTCTTCTTATCATCAACAATTGCAATCCATTCTCACTTTTACGAAAAACAATTATACCGTAACTTGTAATTGGAAGTTTACATTGATGAAATAAATGCCCTAATTTTCCACAATTATTGCACTTACTCAACATACAAGCAAGACAAAAGAAAGCAAAATAAAAATAAAATATGAAAAATATTATTAATTACAATTTAGTAAAAACTTTTTAAATAGATTGTTTTATTGTTATAGTTTTTACTTTTATTTGTTATTATTTATTTAGAATACAATGCGAATAATAACTTGAATGAAAATCTGTTTTTATGTATATGAATTATTCATCACTTCAAAATACAAATTCATTGGATGCAACCGTCTGGGGACCACATTTTTGGTTTTTTTTACACACCATAGCACTCCATTATCCCAAGAATCCCAACGCAACTACAAAAAAAAAATATTATGAATTGATTGAAAATTTACCGCTATTTATTCCAGTGGAATCCATGGCAACTGATTTTACCCATTTACTAAATGAATATCCATTGGTACCTTATCTTGATAATCGAGATTCTCTCATACGATGGATGCATTTTATACATAATAAAGTCAATGAAAAATTGGAGAAACCCAAGATTTCATTGAGCGATTTTTATATCCAATATTACAATGAATTTAAACCAAAAAATGTAAAACGAATGGAATATTTGAAAACATATCAACGCGCCATTTATTTTGGTATTATATTTGTATTATTGATATGCATTTATTGGCTATATGGATATCGATAAATATATAATAATAATATAATATAGGTATAGCTATTTTTATGTCAACTACAAAAATACAAAATAAAACAAAAACAAATAAAAAAAAACACGAAACAAATAAAAAAACGAGAAGGCGGCCCAGAGGGGGGAAAGTGATTGAATCCGGAGGTTATGGGTGTGTATTTCGTCCTGCATTAAAATGCAAAAATTCCAACTATAGAAAACACAAATATGTCAGTAAATTAATGACAAAAAAACACACTGAATCAGAATACAAAGAAATTACGCGATTTTTACCTATCATGCGGTCAATACCTCATTATTATAAATATTTCATCGTAGAAGGAATTCAATTATGTTCTCCTGCACCACTTTCACCACAGGATTTAGTTAATTATGATACAAAATGTGATACATTATCAAAACCGGGTATAGGTATCACCAAAGAAAATATTAATGAAAATTTACATAAATTGAATATTTTGAATATACCAGATGGCGGATTAGACGTGCATGACTATTTAGACATGGTTAAATCTAAATATGAACTGAATAGATGGTCGAAAAGCATGGTATATCTTTTAGTCAACGGCATTCTACAACTTAACAAACGAAAATGTTATCACGGCGATGTAAAAGCATCGAACATTTTAATAGAAGTCATTAAAAACCGTGATTCAACCGAATGGTTGGCGCGACTTATTGATTGGGGGCTTTCATTTGAATATAAATTTAACGCAGAAAATATAAAAATGCTTTTACTATCAGACGGAACATATATGAGTATTCCCGCCTCTTTATATAGAAAATCATATCAATTTAATTTTCCCTTTTCTTGTATTTTATTCAATGAAACCTTTATGAAAAAGCATCTAGAATACAAAAAAAGACCAGAATTATTAAATGAGTTTTTACCTGTATGGTTGAAAGAACGCGGTGAAGGTCATGCAAATAGAATAGTAAAAATATGGTCTACTGTTTTATCCGATAAAATACAGGATACATCAAAGAAAGGAAAACAAATGTTTGTTAGTAAACTTATAGTAGATTATTTGACAAAGATTTTACAATCCTTTGATTCTCTCAAAGACTATTTTGAAAATGTATTTTTAAAAAATACAGATGTGTGGGGATTTCTTATATCTTATTATACGCTTATTGAAAATACCCATCTTCGACGCAGTCATATCGTCAATGAATACACAGATAAAAGAATAAAACAAATATTAATTAAATACCTTTTGATGCATTCTAGCACACCCATTCCAATTTACGAATTAGAAAGAGAATTATTACAGTTGCATTTTTGATATTGAATAAATTGCATTTATTTTATCCATATTTTTTTGTTACATGAATATATTTATCCATGTATATTCATTTAATTAATCGTCCAGACCGTATGGGTGCAAATCTGACATGGTTTATCATGCAGATTATTTACGCACACCATCATAAATATTTCATTCATTATGATTACGTTGAATTCTCCCATTCTCCTTTTGTAAAAATGATAATTGATTATATAGCCGTATATAACAGTGAACTAGAAATTCAACAACAGGTATCCGTTGGAGAACATGGAGAGAGAAAAGACTGGATTGAATTTAGCGCACAAGATTGGCCTGGTAATAATATGATTGTTTGTCGTGATATACAGCAAGATTTGGTGAGCTATTTTAAGAAACATTTGTACGAGAAAATGATTCCACATACTACCGCATTTTCATTTGCATCGTTGAATAACTCTTTAATAAAAGACCCAAAGAAAACAATTTGCGTCCACCTAAGATTAGACGATGTTAAGGACCGTATGGACTATGAAGGTATATTTTCAACAACTTATTATCGCACCAAACTGAATGAAGGACGCATCAATATTGATTTGCATGAAGAACATCTATATGGATTAAGTCAAGGTATATGGATGCCCGGATGGGGGCGTCACTATAATCCATATGATTGTCAAGCACCGATTGCAGAACACAAAGTTCAAAGAGTAATTGAAGAAGCTAAACAAAAATATCCGGAACATGAAGTGGTAATCATGGCGTCTCCTTTGCAATTACCACAAGGCCAAGAACAATGGAATGATTCATTATTTAGCAAATATACCTTTGTTGGAAGCGATGATCCTAGTCAAGATTTATATTGGATGTGTCAATGTGATGTATTGATATGTTCGCGTAGTTTGTTTTGTTTTTCTGCTGTCTACTTGGGTTCTGCAACCGAATACTATTTACCCATGTGGGGACATATTGCGGGAACAGGTCTAACGAGTAAATATGATAAAAATGAAGGATTAATACATTATTGGTATTCATAAAAGTTACACTTTTGCAAAAACAAATAGCTGCAATATATAATATATAATATATAATAATGCGAACTGAACTTTGGATTTTATTAATTACAGGCTTTTTAATGTATAATGCTTACCACGACGGAAAATATACAAAATTTCTCCTCTCTTATAAAAAATACTACATGATTGGGTTTTACGGACTGTTAGGGTTAGGCGTCTTTCTAATGATGCGACGAAATCCAGCAGATTGTAAAACAATGTTATTACATGCAAATAATGTGGTGAAATATTTGCCAATTGACAGAACTTCCATGAATATGATTAATCCTATCATGGATTTTACTACCCGAAACAATCATTATCAATACGAGGACGGTAACGGTAACGAAACAGAAAGAACCGGCAGTTTCATGTCTGCATTTAATAATGCCAATCATTTAGGAGAACAACGTATATTAAATTCTGGAAAAAAAGGCACAAAACGCTCTGTTAGTGAAACAAAAAAGAAATTTGTAGCCTCGCAACAAAATTGGAAATGCGGCGACTGTAAAACACAATTGACTGCGTGGTTTGAAGTAGACCACAAAAAAAGATTGGAATATGGCGGCAGTAATGATGTAAGTAATTTAGTTGCATTGTGTAGAGAATGTCATGGTAAAAAAACTGCCATGGAAAATATGTAGTGTGGATAATAATTGAAAAAAGGAAAATGAAGAATAAAATAAAATATTATATACGTATATTAGATTTACTTGGTTTATATTTTATATTTTGTTTAGAGTAATATTTTGAAATACAGTATATAATGCCAACCCAAGCAAAAGAAGAATTATTTGAAGCATATAATGCAATATATAGCAAATGGGAAACTTTGGATATAGTTCCAAAGATATTAATATCTCTTATTTTCATTTTACTTATTATTATAGTCATTATGGTTTCAACATATAAAAGCTGGAACAAAATCCCGAAAATAACAACAGATATGAGTATTTCAATAACAGTTATGATTCTTTTAGTTATATTTTCATGTGTTTTACTATTTTATCCTCAACAATCAAGTAGCCAAATTGTAAAATTATACAGCATATTTGAGAATAAATATAATAAGTCTACTCTATTATTCTATTTTCTTGTCGTTTTATTCATTATTATAGTTAGCCTTATTGCAACATATAAACAATGGGATAAAGCGCCAAAAACAGCGGCAAATACTAGTATTGCAATTGTTTTTATGATTCTTTTATTTTTATTTGCATTTTCGTATTTTTTCTTTCCTAAACAAACTACACAAAACGTACAAAATATTGGAAATGTTCCAAGCACATCCTATCAATTATTGCAATATAGAGGATTTAAATACAAACTCGCCTATTTTTCTTTGTTTTGTGCCTTTGTTCTTTTATGCATCATAATAAATGGAATAAATCCTTATAATATAACAACCAAGTATTTTGGGTTTACCACTTTTATTATTTTATTTGTTGCCTGTTTTTTTGTAGGAGTATTATTTTGGTATATTTATAACTACAACTATAATATTCAAACACCCCGCCCTGTATGGAATTTCTTTTTAAATACAATTTACATATTATTTAGTTTAGGATTATCTACGGCGTTAATTGCATGGACCGTCATTAGTATTGGAAGTTTTAATACCACTGCGAATATTATTTCATTACTGGGTAATATTGCATTAATCGTTGTATTATTTGCAATAGTGTACCGCATGATTGATGTAAACTCGTATGTGAGAAATTCACCCATAGTTAGATTATTATTAAACAGCATATTTTATATTCCATGTTTATTGGTAAATATATTGGAGTTTCTTTATCAATCCAATAAAAATACCAATAAAGTTGAAATCACCCTGTTTGTGTTGAGTATTTTATTAATATTATTTTTATTCATGGGCGTTCCTTATTTTGAGAAAAAATTTTATAGCCAAGGTGGAATGCAGTTATTGAATGAACCTGTATACTTGGATAATAATCTGGTTTTATCGGACTATTCAAAATTAAATCCCCAAAAAATAAATCCAAGTGACCCCAGCAACAATCTGTATGAGTATAATTATGGTCTTTCTATGTGGATCTACATTGATTCAAGTAATAAAACTGATTCTAGCGGAAATATTATTATTACTAAAACAGATGTAAGTGGAAATGTTACAACTAGTTTAATCAATTCGTATAAAACCATATTTGATTATGGAGGTAAACCATCCATTTATTATGACGCATCCAATAATAAAATATCAATATTAGAAGTTTCCAAAAAAAATAAGGATAATCCGGATGTTACTGTCATTTATGAAAAGAAAAACATAAAATTACAAAAATGGAATCATGTTATTTTAAATTATAATGGTGGAACATTGGATATATTTTACAACGGAAAATTAGTAAAATCACAACCAAATGTATCTCCTTACATGGAAATGGATTCATTAACAGTTGGTTCTACACATGGTACAAATGGCGCCATTTGCAATATTAACTACTTTAATCATACATTGACTACCCAACAAATATACTATTTATACAATTCTGTAAAAAACAGTACTCCTCCAATCATTACAACATCTATCATAAATACAGATTACAATAAATCACAACAACAGGGCGAAGATTTAACAACTGGCATTATTGTAACCAGCGTAGCAAGCGTAGTTTCTATTTTAGGAGTATTGATGTATACTTCATAATCTTAATCTTAATCTCTATTGTTTTATTATAATTTCTTTTCTTTTGTTGGAAAAAGAAATTAAGTGTATTATATTTATTTTATGAATTATTTTATGAATCTATAATATAGAATATAATATAAAATATACAAAAGATGAAGGTGCAAAATATTATTCTTCTAGTTATTGTATTTGTTTTATTATATGTTGTCATATATTACATCTCAAAAGATGCATCAACTGTTTCATCTTATATAAAATCTGGAACAGTTACCACAACCATTACACCACAATCTATACAAGGAAATAATGGTCCATCTTCTATCAACTTTACATACTCGGTTTGGTTCAACGTAGATGATTGGAATTATAAATACGGAGAACCCAAAATTATTTTTGGTAGATATACGCCCAATGGTGGACTACTAACCAATGCTTCTTCATCTTCAAACGCGTCTGTTCCAGCCCAATCTTCGGTTAAAGCAGTATCCGCAAATGCCACATCTGCATTAAAAAATAGCGGAAGCGCAAATGGTGGAAATATGATTACAAATGCAGTAGACCTCCTAAACTATGTTACAAAAGAAGGACTTACATCAAAGGAAGGTCTCAAAAATATGTCAATCGGTAATGATGGAATAATTGGAGATTATATCCAACAATTTAGCACTCCTTGTCCTCTTGTTCTTTTAGGACCTAAAAAAAATAACTTGTATATTTGTGTTCAATGCACTGGTGTGAGTGACCCTTATGTTGTAGAAATAAGCAATGTTCCTATTCAAAGATGGGTAAACCTATTTATGAGTGTTTATGAACGAACATTGGATATTTATTTAGATGGTAAATTGGTAAAAACTGGTATTTTACCAAGTACAGCCCAAGTTGACGCAAAGTCGAATCTTTATTTGACTCCATTTGGCGGATTCAATGGATGGACTTCTAAACTTCAATATTGGGACACCCCATCTGACCCGCAAAAAGCATGGAATACTTACAAGGCTGGATACGGAAGTAGTTTATTCAATAGTCTTCTTGGTAAATACCAAGTGCAAATATCAGTGTTAAAGAATAACCAACCTACTACAAGTATTACTATATAACTTTTTACATTTTTATTGGTTTAGTTATTGATGTAAGGTGCAATACAATAATATATATTTATAATTTATAATGAACGATCAACATCTACTATTTAGATGCATCCATGGTTTTGGAAATAGACTATGTAATATAATCAATATGTTTTATATTCATGATAAATATCCACAGTCATTCATATATCTAGATTGGAGAAAAAATAATCATTGCAATATAGGTATAGAAGATATAATTGATATAACGCAATATACATGGATATTATCATCAGATGAATATTACACGAATATTTTTTCGAAATACAGAAGTATAGAATTGTGGGCGTCCACTAGTGTAAATGAAAGAACTAGATGGGATAAAATTGAAGAATGGAATATTCATAAATGTATAGTGTCGGTGTCATTTAATATATTTGAATTTGTACCAAAAACATTTTGCATAAATACATTTAATTCATTCATATTTAAAGAAACTATTTATAAAATAGTAAATGATAAAATCAATAACTATGGAATTGAAAAAAATGTAATACATTTTAGAAATGGAGACTTGATAAAATTATTGGTAACAAACGGTTATGAGAACGAAGTTGACAAAATGATACAAAAAATAGATGGAGTAAAAAATAAAAATGAAATAATGGAATACAATAAATTGGATGTAGATAGAAAATATAATGATGTATTAGAGTCAGTCGCAGATTTAATATTTATATCAAAATATTGCAACTTGATGGGTTATTCGCCATATTCACATTTTTCATCGTGGATTTTTTTATTGTCAAAAAAGTATGTAAACGATACCACTAAATATCCAATTTTTAACAGTAGAATAATTGACGTTATAATTTTTCAATAAAAATTATCATTCGCACATAACCATAGTTATTCACAAAAAACTAGTGTCATGCAGAAAGTACCTTACACTATTTTGGACTAGGAACATATACTTTCAATGACCGCACAATTCAAACGTCCATTCACAGGAAGTAATAATGATTGAACTGGTGCAACGGGTAACAATTTAGGTAGTGTAGTTTTAGAAACTGTTTTAGATGATGGTGGTGTAGGTGGAGGAAGAGTATGTTTATTATTGCCAGATGACCCTGAACCAGCGTTTGCTGGTAATTTTGGTTGAGGTTTAGCAGGTGTTGGTTTTATACATGGTACAATAATGCCATTATCTGGTTTAGTTGCAGTCTGTTGACCGGTGTTTAAGTTCAAAAAGGAGTAATTATTTCGTTTGAGAACATTTGTATTTGGTTCGGTATAAGTGTCTGTTTGTGATGCATATCCTTTTTTAGGATTCGTCCACAATCCTTGAACGACTTGGCTATATACTTGATTGCTTGTAAGGCGAGTTTTACCATTTTTTAATATAAATATTTTTTCTGCCATGGCTAATTCTTCTGCGGATACTCCGTATAATGCCGGAGGACATCTATTGAAATTTATACCATTGATCTGACCTACTCGTTGTGTTCTCGACCACGGAGGTGGATTTACATTGATAACAACTGGTAAGATAGTACATGTTTTTTCTATATTTATATTTGCGTTGGCACTTCCCATATTTTGAATATAATAAATATAATAAATACGAATATTCTTTTTCTAATAATATTATAAGAATAATTCTAATAATATTATAATAGTATAATAATAGTAAACGGTCTATAACAATAAATGGATAGAGGATTTAATACATTTTCTCTACCCAATAATAATTCATATACAACGAGAGAATTTTTAGAATCAAACACATTGATTGCAAAGGTTACTTTTTTAATTTTCGTTTTGTTTATTTTTGTCATTATTTTACGTTTAGGAATATCTCTTTTATCCTATTTTTTAGGTCCCAATGATTCACCCCATATTATTGATGGTATGAGAGATGCAACCATTGCAGAACAATTTATACAAGATCCAAATATTTCTAAATCCAAAACTATTTATCGTTCTGTAAATCAAAAAGACGGTTTAGAATTTACCTGGTCTGTTTGGCTATTTATTAAAAGTATTTCTACAACGGATGGAAAATACAAACATATTTTTCACAAAGGCGATGACCCGCCCGGAGTTGATATAGATAATAAATTTACCAGAGATAAACCAGGTGTAATCTATCCCAATAATGGTCCAGGACTTTACATTGAAAAAAATACAAACAATTTAGTAGTAATTATGAACACATATACCAATATAGATGAAGAAGTAATCATTGAAGATGTTCCTCTTAATAAATGGATGAATGTCGTTATTGTTTGCAAAGATAGAACATTGAATGTATATATTAATGGTGTAATTACACAGAGTGTAATATTGAGTGGTGTTCCCAAACAAAACTATGGAAACGTGTATGTAACTTATGGAGGAGGATTCCCTGGATATATTTCCAATTTATGGTATTATAATTATGCACTTGGAACATATGATATTACGAATTTGGCAAAGAGTGGTCCAAATACAAAATATTCTAGCAGCAATGCTATGGCAATGAAAGATCCAAACTATTTATCTTTACGTTGGTACTTGCAATAAATACCAGAAAATAAAATTTATGTTATTCAAGTTTTATGAAAAATATATTTTTAGAAAATTAAGATTACAAAGTTATAGAAATACCAAGAAAAGCGAACAAAAAATGTTAAACAATTTCAAACGAATTTTTGGTAATGAAACAGAAGTTGTAGTTTGTTTTGGTGATTACGAACAGAAACAACAAATGAAATACAAGGAAGCAACCAAAGGAAAAGGAATGAGAACTTTATTTAGAAAAGCAGGTTTTCAAACTTATTTGGTTGATGAATTTAGAACCAGTTGTAGATGTTCCAAATGTGAAATAGGTATTTGTGCGAAGAATATGGTAATGGAAAATCCAAGACCATACAAAACAGGAAACATTCTCGTACATGGACTGATTTGTTGTAAGAACGGATGCGGTTATTGGAATAGAGATGTGAATGGTGCAACAAATATTTATAAAATTGCTTATAATGCGATAAATAATAAAGAAAGACCAAATTATTTATCAAGAAGCAATAACTCATCAGGGTTTTTAGAAGAATTCCCAAAATCAAAATTTACATGCCTTGAAATAGGCAAACCTTGAAGTTTCCTTTCATTTTATACAGAAAGGTGCGGTTTTAAATCTTCAAGGGTGTAAATATGTTTTTACAGCATGGATAATCTTTTCTTTATTCCAACTATATGAATTATTATTATTATCTTCCAAATTATATATCTCGTGACCACCTACATTAAATTCAAGACAAATTAAAACGCAATTATCTTTTGTATAACCAATTTTGTTATCTTTTCTCTCTATTGTAATCTGATAATCACCATTCATGTTTAACGGATAATTACTATAATAACAACGTCCTTTTTGTATTTTCCACATATCCAATAATTCACTCAAAGTTAATGTGTGGGTTAAATCTTTTCTTTTTAATATAGTTTGTTTTTCCTTTCTATTATTAGTATTATGCTTTGAAGAATTTAATAATATAAGCATCCTTCCTCTCAATGTTTCCTTTTGTTTGTTATTAATTCCCCTGATACATTCTTTACACATATGACTTTTTAATCCACTTTTTGTAAAATCGTTTTCTAGATGTTTGATTTTATCGCAAATATGACATAATTTTTCTTTTTTAATTATATCTACGAATATTGTTGTTTGTTTATAACCACTACCTTTTGAATATTTTTTTTGAATTGCAATTTGATATTGTCTTTCTATTTCAACCAGTTCGGTTGTAGTAAAGGGTTCTTGGTATTTATAGTAGTTAATGCAAAATTCATGCCATTTGTTTTTGTTCCAAGGTCTAAATCCAGATTGAAATTCTATACATGTTAATACTACATTGTCGGTTGTGTAATTTTTGTTAATATCTATTCTTTCAATAGTAATTTTCCAATCGCCGAATTTTACAAATTCAAGTGGTATATTTGAGTAATAACAGCGTTTGTTCTGTTTTTCATATAAATCTATAATAAACGCACTAGTTAATTCACTTGTTTTTTCTTTTCTGCCTTTTGTTCTTCTACTGTGTGTGTGTGAAACTAATGTATTTATAGTCAATTGTATATTGTCATTATTGTATTTTGACCTGCATATTTTACAAGTATTACAATTTTTATCCTTCATTTCTTTGTTATCAAAATACTTATGACAGGTCAAGCAAATAAATCCTTCTGAATTTACCACACAGCCGCAATTGTTTAAATGCAAGCATTTATTGCAAGCAACATTATCAACGCATTTGTTATATACTGTTGTTTCATAATATTCGTGTGGTAACATACAATTGGGGCAATAAGAATTACACTTGAATTTTAATACCAAAGTTGAACCAATCGTAATATAATCTATATATTTTGGAATTTCATATAAATCATTGAAATGCGGCGTATCTTTCAATAAGGGTTTTATTCCATCTTTTTTTAAAGATGAAACAATTTGAATACAATCGTCACAACAATACATTGTTTCATCGTAAATATCTTCACGTCGAAGTAAAGCAAATAAACTTATTTTAGTTGGTTTTTTACAACGCCTTATAATGCAAATAAAACCAATTATACTTCGCTGTGTTAACATTTCGTTATCTAGATATTTCAATTCTATTGAAGGTATTTTTTCTTTTATTTTTTCTAATATTTCAGTGTATTCATCATATTTTTTTATACTTTTTATTTGTCTTGCGTGGTTTGAACAATATGTATTACGGGTACGGACCAAATCACGAAAAGATTTATCCCATACTTCATAGCAAAAAGATACGGAACAAATTCCACAAATACGACTATAAACTTGTATTGTTTTTTCATCAAATTCTTGTTCTTCTATCAAATTTAATGCCAACTCATTTTTTAATTGGTTTAGAAATTGAATATTCCACTTGTTTTTATTTGTCATTATTATAATTAATATAATAATAAGGTTAACATTTAACTGTTTTCATTTTTTTTATAAATATCATAGTGGCAGGCAGAAAGTACCTAACCCAACAATTTTAAAAATAATGAAATATACTTTTAAAGTCTATCCGTGTTTTTGTATCCGCAACGAAGGTATGGATACAAAAACACGGATTGCCTATATCCTTTTAGCGGATAAATACATTTATCCGCGAATAGAGATTAACTGCATGTATGATACTAAAATTATTTGAATGAAAATAATTTTATTTTTACTAAATCAATTCTAGGTACTTTCTGCCTGACACTATGCCTGACACAATATGGAATTTCCAGATCATAATTATTTAAGTATGATCTGGGGAGTAGACATTAAATTAGAAAGGGTTTAATTATTTTAAGTTCATCTATATAAATGTATTTTATAACAAACACATAATTTCCATTTAACATTTCTCCTGGGTTATGATGCCAGATTGACACGTGTCATTTTCATCCACTTTTACACAATTTTTAACACCATTTGTTTCTCCAATAAAACACCATCCTGACTTTTTGGTTTGTTGTGTAGAACTTGTAGCATCATCTGCATCGTATTCTTTTGTTTGTGTTTGTTTTTGTGGAGTTTGGAGAGAATCTTTTAAATTTTTTGAAGGAGGTTCCGGAGTTGGTGATACTTGGGGTTGTGTTGATTTTTGTAATGTTGTTGCAGCAGAATCCACACCTTGTGCAATTCCCTTGGTTCCTTCGGCCGCAGAATAAACAGTTTGTGATGCTGTTCCACCTGCTACTTTCGCAAGAATTTTTGTAAGAGGACCTATAATATTTGCGACTGTTTGTGTTCCTTTGGCTAAATAATTGAATATATTAAATCCTGCATATGCAAGAAAAACAATAACAACTAACCAAAAAATCCAAGAAGAAAATATAGAATTATTAGACGTTGTTTCTAATGAAGATGAAGTAGGAGAAGAAGATGGAGATGGCGAAGGCGAAAAAATGGATGAAGACGAAGTTGTTGGGGGTGGAGGGTGTGGCGGTGTAGATTCAAATATATTCATATTATTTCTATTTTCTTTATTTTATTCTTTGTTATAATATAACAGAATAGAATAAACAAAATATTAATGCGCAAAACAAAATCAAGGCGCGTTTTATCAAACTTTTCAAGAAAAAATAAAAAGAATGTAGACTCGTTTGAGAGAGAAATCATCGTTTTTTTCCTGGAAATGTTAAATACAATCAAATTGTATCATTGGAAAACTTATAGTTATGCAACTCATAAAGCAACGGATGATTTATATTCTAAATTGGGAGAGAACACAGACAAATTTATTGAAATCTTATTAGGAAAATTTGGAAATCGCGCAAATTTATTGAATACAACAAGTATTCCTGTTAAAGATATGCATTCCGCAGAAGAATTCAAGAGAGAAATAATAAGATATAAAAGTCTTCTAGTTTCCTTGACAGATCATCCAACCATGAAACTCATGACAAACACCGATTTATTGAATATTCGCGATGAAATGCTAGCGGACTTGAATCAGTTTTTATATTTATTTACATTGCATTAAATAAAATAAAATGTTATATTATATTACAACATTTTATGCCAAGAAAAGCAATTACAACACGAAGCCGTCCTAATAGAAACTTATCAAATAATAATGGTGGTAACGGTATTTTAGGTTCAGGTATATTTGGTTTATTTGGAAACATAACGAATATAGAATGTAGTTCAACGGACAAATCTATGTATTGCAATGTTATGAAAATATTTAGTGTAATATTTAGTTTTTTCTTTTTATGTTTGATCCTTTTTATTGTATACTCGTTATTCAAAAAATGGCGTAAATCTTAAATCTGACCGATCTTTATATTCTTTTCTACAAAAAAGAATATAATCCAAAAAGAACTTAAAGAACTCCCCGATTTCCCATACTTGCGTTTTTAACAAAAAAATATTTTCTTTACCAATGGAGGAAAATTTAGGAAAAATCGCTGAAAAAAAGGCACCAAATCAAAAAATTGTTCCAAAAGTTTTTTCAGGTTTTGAAAAATGGACATTTATTTGTCCATTTTTTTGTCCGCCAAAAGACTTTTGGAAATCGATTTTGTGATTTTTCATTTTACAGCATAATGCTCTTATTTTCAAAAAAAGGGAGAAAAAAGTGTGACTGATTATTTTTTAAATAAATTGGACACTATTTCCCATTTTTGGATAAATGGGACAGAAAAATCCATGAAAATCCATGCATTAATTTTTGTTTGCATAATTGATAACATAAAAAAATATTTATTAAAATTATTTTGCTAGGTAAAATAAATTTTGGGACAAAAAATCCATAAAAAATCCATCTATAAATACATGAAAAAAAATATTACCATAATCAATAAGAAATATTATTTATGATGCAAACATATGAGACGATAATTTTTGGGTGGGACAAAAAATCCATTACTGAAAAAATAAAATATTTTTTTCTTTTGTATTTAGGGAATTTTCAATAAAAGACGTAAAATGTGGATTTAGAAATTAGATATATTTATTTATAGTTGGACTTGGCGACAGTTTTGATTATTCAAAAACCATGTGCTAAGAATTACAGTGAATAATACAAGTATTTAGGTTTCTTTTTTATTTTTTTTTCTCATTTAGAGATATTGGATAAATGGGACAAAAATCCACAGAACATAATACACCCAATTTTTATTGTGAAACATGTAAACTGTATACGTCATGTAAAAGAGATTTTGATAGACATTTATCCACACGAAAACATAAAATGTGGCAAAATTGGACGGAAAATCCACAATTGTCTGAATTTTTTAAAAATACTTGTTCTTGTGGTAAAACCATTACAAGTAAATCGTCTTATTGGCGTCACATGAAGTTATGTGGTGTTAAATATGAAAATACATCGGTAACTCCTATTACATCAGAAAAAGCGACAGATTTAGTGACCTTTTTAATACAAGAAAATAAGGACTTTAAACAAATGTTAATAGAACAAAACAAGACCATGATGGATATGATGTCAAAACAACAACAACAACAACCAATTCATGGTAATAATAATAACAATACACAAATCAATAATACTCAAATAAACAAGCAGAAATTCAACTTGAATTTCTTTCTGAATGAGACATGTAAAGATGCCATGAATATTACCGATTTTGTAAATTCTCTTCAAATTCAATTTAGTGATATAGAAAAAGTAGGAGAACTCGGTTATGCAGAAGGTATTTCCCGTATTTTTATGAAAGGTCTGAAAGAATTAGACATTTGTAAACGCCCCGTCCATTGCACCGACTTGAAGAGAGAAATCATGCATATCAAAAACAATAATAAATGGGAGAAGGAGATTTCTCTCCTGCAAAAAGCCATTAAGATTATTACAAATAATAATATTAACAAGATTACTGACTGGAAAAACGCTCATCCAGGATGCACTGATGGAGAGAATAAACTAAACGATACATACTGCAAAATTATGTATGAATCCATGGGTCCAATAGATGAGGAACAAGAGAAAAAAGATTTCAGTAAAATTATCCGCAATATTGCCAAGTGTACCGTTGTGGATAAGGCAAATAAAGAGGGAGATTCTGAAATATGAATATGTTGAAGTGCAGCGATAAAAATAAACACAAAAGACTTAAACAAGAAAAATGCTAATATTACTATTACAAATGAAACTTATTTGTTTGTTACTATTTACATTGAATATAATACAAGGAAACAAAATAATAAGAAATATGGATATTCCTTCATGTAGAAATTGTATATATTATAAACCATTCAAATATGATGACCGTTCTGCCAAGTTAAGTAAATGTGAGCGCTTTGGAGAGAATGATATTATAACTAATAAAATACAATATGATTATGCAGATTTGTGTAGAAATGACGAATCAAAATGCGGAAAAGATGCCAAATATTTCGAAGAAGATAAAAATGTAAAGTTGAAAATATTTAGGGATTTTATTATCAAAACATCATATTATGTTTCATCTCGTATAATATTTATAGCATTGTTGTCACTAGTATTTTTTATATTTTTACAGTGACATGTTCAACAAAATTCGTAAAAAAATAACAAAAAAAAAATTTTTTTAACGTAAAAATGGACCGTATACATTGCATAAATACAAACGCGCTAGAAAATATACAAGATATGATTGATAGAAACCTTTTACATGAAGGAACAAGAGTTTTTTTATCTTTTTCTAATTTCAATATAGATAATAGTGATTACATTCCAGGATTTTCAATTTCTATTGAAGAAACGAAAAAAATTATAAGCTTGGTTCATTCGCATGGAGGAAAAATAAGTTTGTCAATTGGAGGACCTAATCACATGGTTACTGGTTGTGACCTATATCACATAATTGGGCTGTTAGGCATGCATATAAGTAGACTTTTGGGAATATATGGATTTGATGGAGTAGATTTCAATATCCAAGACAAGGCAGAATCTATTCCCAGTGATTTTTCTTTTAATTTTGCATATTTAATAAATATGATGAGACACTGGAACCCTGATTTGTATATTACCTTGACTATGTTGGGAAGCTCATGGGAAGAGGGGTCGTATCAAAAATCATTGTTGGATCAGTCAATTAAAAGTTTAGATGCATATTACTCTATTGAACACGATTTGACTGATAAGAATGAACTATTTAGTAAAGAGAAATCTGATTCAGTTTGATACAATAAAAACTATTACTTGAAAATATAGGATAACATATTTCATTGGTATCCATGTTACCTAAAAATAAAATATACTTTAAGGTCTATTCATGTTTTTGTATCCGCAAAGAATGTGTGGATATAAAAACGTTGATTACCTATACCTATACCCTTTTCGCATATAAATACATTTATTCGCGAATAGAGATTAAACTATTTATAATTTTATACAACACCTTTTATAAATAATTTAATTATGAATCAGGAGACGAAAATGAGGTTCGCGGAATAAATTTTTCTTCCAATGTATTCATTGCTTCCAATTTTTCAATTGTTTTTTCCAGATTACTCTGGTTGAGATTCTTGAATAAATAGTCTGTATTAGGACTTTTTTCGTTGTGTTTGATTTGCTTGTAAATACTGTCCATTTTTGTTATAATCGATGCTATTTTTTCTTTGGTCTTATCTTTTACAATGACTTCATTCCAATGAACGGGCTCAATCAAGAGAGAAGCAACAAAATACATGATAAATTTTCTCTTTTTATATGTTGTTGGTGTATATTTCAAAACGAATAAAGATAACAAACTGTCTATTACTTTCTTCTTAATTTTTTTATGTATAGGGTCTGATTCTATTTCTCTCATAAAGGCATCCCATATAATCCAAACAATATCTAATTGAAATTTACTGTCAACTGGAATATTGGTTCGGCGTTCACATACACATTTGTCTCTCTTGGCCCTACATACATTTTCAAATTCCATAATCCATTCAATCCAATAACAAACATCAATAATACTTTTACTGTCTTTGGAGAGATGAAAACACAGTTCATTTACTGCAACATATAATTCGGTTGGATCTTCTTTTAAAAACACATTTTTTGCATAATATAGATTGGGGGCTTTTAATTTTTCATTTAATTGAGTCATATCAAAATCGGTTATTTTTATTTTTATTTCGTCAAAACTGTGTTTTCTCTCTGCTTCGCATAAAACACAAATAATCTCTCCAAACAGATTGCGAATACGAGTATTGTTACGCATACGCAATTCTTGATTTATATATCCATTTTGTACGATTTCTTTAAACTGCTGAATGCGTAGTTCCAAGTAATTTGCCATTTTAGGATTCCCTAAATGCACGTATTTACTATAAAAAAAAATAATTATATCCCATAGTTCACTATACAATCCAGCACAAACAAATTCGGCACTCCAATAACAAGCGGGTTCAATCTTGGATTTAATCAAACTCGATAATAGTTCTTTTTTAACATCAGACCTTTTAAATTCTGAAAAAGTAATTCCTTTAAAATCTTTTTGTAGTCTCACGTCATTTATTTCAGTAATAGAATAACTCATTTATTTTTTTTATTTTAATACATAAAATATACACAAAAAATATCCAAATAATACATATAGAATAAAGACATATAAAATAAAGACATATAGAACAAAGAAAAAATATATAATTAATATATGGGCGAAAATAAAATATTAACTAAATGGGGTATGGTATTAATGTGTGTTATTTTCCTTTTATTTATTGCATTATTGTTTAAAACAGTCAAACGAAAAGAAGGATTAGAACCAAGACCCCCGAATACACCTGTACCAGCTACTTCTACTGAGAAAGGCCTACAGCCTGCCTCTGCTGCTGCGGGCGGAACTGCTGGCGCTGCACCTGCTGCTGCTGCGGGCGGAACTACTACTGCGGCGCCTTCTGCTGGAACCACAAAAAAACCATTTGTTTCAAAAACAGACCCCTCTGGTATTTACGATGATTTTTATGCAAATGTATACGATCATTTAGTATTTAACAATTTAAAAACAAGTTATGAAGTTGGCGAAATATTGAATATAACCAAACCAACGAATGATAGTGTTGTATTAGATATAGGATCAGGAACAGGTCATCACGTTAGATTGTTACAAGAAAATGGAATTAATGCAATAGGTGTTGACGTTTCTCCCGCAATGGTGAAAAAAGCAAAAGAAACATTTCCCAAGTCCAAATTTGCAGAAGGTGACGCAAATGATCCTGGACTATTTGCACCAAATACATACACTCACATTCTTTGTCTCTATTTTAGTATCTATTATTTCAAAGACAAGACTGCATTTTTCAGAAATTGTATGAGATGGTTAATGCCAGGTGGATATTTAGTGGTCCATTTAGTAGATAGAGAAATGTTTGATCCTATTTTACCACCAGCAAATCCGCTGTTTTTAGTATCTCCACAAAAATATGCAAAAGAAAGAATAACACAGTCCAAGGTTACATTTAATAACATGGATTATGTCGCTAATTTTGATTTAGATTCAAAGTTAAATACTGCTACGTTTTATGAAAAATTCAAGGATAAAGACAATGGAAATGTAAGAACAAATGAACATAAATTTTATATGGAACCTCACACTCAAATTATAGCAGAAGCACGTAACCTTGGATTTATTTTATATGCCAAAATAGATCTTATAAAGGTCGGCTATGAATACCAGTATTTGTATGTATTCAATAAACCCATGTAAGGAAAATGTGTAAAAAATAAATAACAACAGAACATAAAGATAATGATTTATATTTATGTTCTCTCTGCGGTTGTTGCCGTCATTATTATAATATATATTTACATAAGATTGTCTTATGGGTTTTGGTATTATCAACCAGTCTTTCATTTGTACGATTTAAAATATTATTTATTTCCATGCGGGATTATTCAGCATGAAAATCCAGAAAAAAACAGATATACCAATTTGATAAATGTGTATACTTCAACATCTATGAACGAGAGAAAAACCAAGCATTTTGTTTTTTTTATTCGAAAACATTTTTTGAAAAATCAAAACAATGTATTTTTACCCAAAAAAATAAATATTGAGCCATATTTTGCAGGACATAATCATCCATGTTTTTATTCTTTTTATGTAGAAGATCAACATTTTTATATTCAACCAGATGTAATAACAAATAAAACCACAATAGACACAAACACAATAAAAAACAAAAACAATGACGAACAAAAATTATCTAGACATTCAGATACAGATATAGGTATCATAAAAGAAAAAAAAATCATTGGTGTTATGACAACACGACCTTTACATGTTTCAATATATAAAAATAAAGCACATAAAAAAGAAGATGCAGTATTTTATGTGTATTATGTAGACTATTTGTGTGTTGATAAATATGAGAGAAAAAAAGGAATTGCACCGCAAATTATACAGACTCATCATTATAGACAACGACGCGGTAATCCTAATATCCAAGTTAGTTTATTCAAGAGAGAAGGCACATTAACTGGTATCGTACCACTGTGCGTGTATTCAACGTTTGCATTTTCTTGTGAAAACTGGATTCATCCAGATTCTCTCCATCCTCCTTTTTCATTGATAGAATGTGGAGGACAAAATTTAAACTATTTGTTGGATTTCATGAAAATAAATATGAGTGAATTGTTTGATATTTGCATCACTCCCGAATTATACAATGTCTTGGAATTATTGAAAACAAATAATATATTTATTTATTATTTACTTGAAACGCAACAGGACGGAAGCAGCGAAATCATGAGTGCATATTTTTTTAGACGAACATGTGTTTCCTTAGATAAAGGAAAAGAATGTATCTCTTGTTTTGCATCCATTTCTACCGCTAAATTACGATCCTCGATATTTCACACTGGATTCTTGAACTCTCTCTATTTGGTTAAAAAAAAGGTGAATTGTCAAATACTTTGTATAGAAAATATTTCTCACAATCATGTATTGATTAGAGAGATCCAAAAACATTACAAAGAAATGATTGTCTCTCCAACCGCTTATTTTTTTTATAATTTTGCCTATCCCACATTCAACTCAAATAAATGTTTCCTATTATGTTAGGGTTACCCCCCCCCCCCCTCAGTGCTATCTTTTATATTTACCAATTTTTGAAAATGTATCTGCCAAGAAAATAATAAAAATACCTAAAAAAGAATATAAAACGACTTCTTCTGCAACGGAACCGGTTCTCTCGTCCTTTTGTTCTTCTAATAGATGAATCATGTAGTTTATTTTTTGCAACAAAGCATTGTGTTCTGTTGTCTGTATTTGTGATGGAGATGATGCAGATAAATACGGTTTTTCAATATTTTTTTCGTCAGTAACATCCGCCACAAATTTTTTATAGTATTCTTGATCTGTTATTCTACTGGGATAGTTGGATGGATAATTATTCAAGTCAATATTATCTTCTCTATTATATTCGGATGTGTTTTGCAAATATTTAGGTTGAGACTGTAAACTATTTTGTTGTTGTAATTGTGGAAGACTTCCTAAATTAGTTAGTCCTTCTTTTTTTTGAATGGGTTGTTGTGTATTCCATTCTTTTATTGTTGCCCGTGCAACACCGGCAGATATTGGAGGTGGAGGAAATTTATAATCGGTTGTTTTATTATTTGAGTTACAATTATTGTTATAAACAGAATCCATGTTATAATCTCCTAATTCTGTATTATCATCGTCTTCTACTTGGGGGCACATATTATTTCCAGAGTTGCAACCATGAATAGATTCTAGCACATGCCTAACTTTATCTTGATCTATAATTTGATCTGGAAAGCTATGTCGTTTTTGTGTTTTAGTTCTATTTGTTTTTTTACTTATATAACATGTCGTATTGTTGTATACTTCCACTGGTGCAGCATTTAATGCTAAAAAGGACATTTACAAATATATACTCTCTCTCTTATAAAAATTTTAGATAATAATTTTTCTGTTTATTGCTAAATATATTATATAGAATGTCGAAAAAACAAATCTTGTATTATATTACTGTTTTTTTATTATTAGGTATTATCGTTTATTTTAGTATCAAAAAACAACAAGAAATAAATAAGGAGGGTTTTATGAATATAAAGGCATATTATCATTCAACCAGTAGAGAAATAAGAAATATATTTCATAATTTCACAAAAAAAATATCTAATTTATTTCATAAGATTTCTAGAAAATTCTGATTATAATATAGGATACCTACCTACATCTTTTATTATCGTTGTATTTATAATATGCCTAAACGAGAGAAAACAAAGGAAGATACAACACCCCCAACACCTATAATAAAAAATACAAATGAAGGACCACCAACCCAAGGACAAATACCTATGCCTAAAACATTGTTTGGTTTTTTTCACTATTTACACGATCACATTTTTTTTTTAAATAACAGTAAATTTTTTGCAGGGGTTATTATGATATTGTTGAATATAGGTTCTAAATTTATAACTATCCAATTTAGCAAATCCGTAGAAGAATATTTGAAACTCTCTATTACCAAACAAATATTGGTTTTTGCTATGGCATGGATGGGTACAAGAGATATATATACTGCACTTGTGTTAACTTCTGTTTTTGTCATACTGTCCG